GAAAGCGAGTTGGTGAACACTTCGCTTCAGTTTTTGGATTCCGAAGTGATGAGGAATCTGAAGATAGCGATGGAGATGATGGAGGAGGAGTTGCAACATCAGAGCTCTCAAGTAAATACGGATGGTTTCACGTCATCGAAGAGTTAGCGGATAGGGATGTAACTAAATTCGATGCTATCACAAATACCCAAGCATCAACCATCTTCGCTCATCTATCATATAGGATAGATTATTTTAATTTCCAAAAGCAATTACTGACTAAAAGTAACAATTAACGCTACTTAATTAATATGAGCGCATCTTCACTTTATACATACAACGTAGTAATTGGTAAATTCCAAGACTTTGCCAACACACACGCATTGATACGTAGGTTCACACACGGTCAAATATCACAAGCTGATTTGGAAAAGGAAGGTGAATGGCCTTGGATGCACGTCACCCCAACTTCATTTAGCTTTGATGCAGGTTCACTTACCTATTCTTTCGATGTTTACTTTTCCGATTTGCCAAGAGACAAAGAAGATAAAACGGAATATCAAAGGCAATCAATGAGTGAGTGTATTCAGTTGGCAGGTGACTTTGTTAATATGTTGGAGAACGGCTCAATATTCGATGAGAGTGTAGTGTTGGGTAAACCAATCAACGCACAACCATTTATTGAAGAATTTAGCCACGTGTTAACTGGTGTTCAATTGTCAATTGATATAACTGTTGATTATGAGTGGAACGCGTGTGATATTCCATATATTGGTGAATAATGAAAAAGCTACAATACACAACCAACGATCCTGCATCCTCTACCGATTATTTGGCAGGGGATAACACTTGGAAGCCAATGACTGGCGGTGGGGGTGGTGTGCCTACTACCCGAAATATTACCATTAATGGTACTACTCAAGATTTATCAGCAGATAGGACTTGGAATGTTGGTGATATGCTGACTTCCACTTACGATACTGATGTTGATGGGGTTGTTGATAGTGCAGAGCGCATTCAAATAGTTGTACGTAATTCAACTGGTAGCACTTTAACGAAAGGTCAAATAGTATATTTAAGTGGTGCAACTGGCAATAGACCTAATGCCGTTTTAGCACAAGCCAATACTGAAGCTACATCATCCAAGACTATTGGAATAGTTATCGCTAATATTGCTAATAACGCTGATGGGCAAATAGCAGTTAATGGAACGCTGCACGATTTAGATACAAGCGCATTTACGGCAGGAGATTCTTTATGGTTAAGTGCAACAACGGCAGGTGGTATGGTAGCAAATACCCCTCCTGCAGAACCTAACCATAGTGTATTTATTGGTTATGTAGCAAGAGCGCATCCAACATTGGGGAGGGTTGTTTTGGCTATTCAAAATGGATATGAGTTAGATGAATTGCACGGAGTACAAATTACATCGGTTGCAAATAACGACATCCTCAAATACAATTCAACTTCAGGACTTTGGGAAAATAGCAACGTACTATCCACTAAACAAGATACAATAACTGGAGCAGCGACAACAATAACATCAAGTAACTTGACTGCATCAAGAGCATTGGTGAGTGATGGTAGTGGTAAGGTAGCAACCAATGCAGTTACATCAACTGAACTTGGTTATTTAAGTGGTGTAACTTCGGCTATCCAAACACAATTAAATAGTAAACCATCAACATCGAAATCTTTTTTGTGCGGTAACACGGGTAATATGGTTGTTGCTGCAAATACTACTGTTTATGTAGGTTTTGTTATTGGAGCGAATGTAACTGTTGCCAACGAATATACACGAATGATACTTATTCCGAGTGCGTGTAACTTATCCGATCTTGGTATTCTTTGCAATACACAACCAGTAGGTAATACATATACGGCTACTTTACGAAAAAATGGAGTAGATACTGCGGCAGTCATTACAGTTGCAGGTGGTAGCGCAGGAATATTTTTTACAACATCTACATCCGTAAGTTTTGCAGCAGGTGATAGAGCTTCCGTAAAAATTGTAAATACTGGGCTATCGAGTAGTGGCGCACTTACAAATGTATCAATCGTAGTAAATATATGAGATATACAATAACAAATAGGGATGGATGCCAAATATTAGAAGTTATTGGCTATAGTATCTTTTTTGCTTGGGATGAATCAAGTAATTATGATGCATTTAGGATTGCGTTAAATGACAAAGGAATAGATGTCTTTGTTGATTTATTAATAACTGATCCAAGTACTGCATTTACAATCTTCTGCGATGGCATCTAATCCACTCACACAATTAATGCAGGAATTTGGACAAGAGGTTGTCGAAAAGGCAATGCTCAATCTTGGGGTTTATCGCACGGTGAATGGAAAGAAAAGAAGGGCAGTTGCATCAGATACCTTACGCAAGTCGTTAGCTTTTCGTTATGACAACAAATACAAGCGCATTGATTTCTTTGCAAAGGGCAATGCATCAAACTACGCTGACTTTGTTGAACAAGGTGTGAATGGAACACAACGTGGTGTCAATTCTCCTTATTCATTTAAAAAAGGAAGTGGTAGTGGTGGAGGTAGTGGAATGGGAACAATGCAAACGGCCATTTACAACTGGATGAAGATTAAAGGAATCAGACCACGTGAGGCAAATGGTGCATTTAAAAAGTTCGCTACTCCAAAGGCTAAAGAAACGGCAATGGAAGGAATGGCATTCACTATAATGAGAGCAATAAGAAGAAGAGGAATACCACCACTCTTTTATTATCGTGATGCAGTTAATGAAACGTTGGTTGATTTTAATGAGAAATTTGTTGAAGCTTTAAAGAGTGAAATTACAATAGCAATTGAAGAAAATATTAGCGGTAAAATAAAGATATAAGATGGCATACAACACAGCAATAAGAGGCTTAACGGCACAAGGCAATACTGAATTTAGAGGTATATGCTACTCCAATAATGATGTTTCATTTACAATGACATCAACGGAGTTTGGAAATGCAGGTTTTAAATATATTATCAAAATCATTGATGGAATCACAAATGATGAATATAAGTTTTATATTGCTCCAAATTCAGTTGGTAGTGGTGTATTTAATGCTAAAACTATATTTAATCAACTAATTTCTACTAATATCACAATTGATAATAGTGATGATATTTTATTACAAATTACAGAGCCAGTAATCGTTAATAATAATTTAGTTAACACTTTTACTATTCAACTTTACGAAGGTTATGAGGTAGCAGGTGTATTTACTGAAGATATATCAGTAATGGTTGAATATAATCTAATGTGCATTTATGGAAAAGGTAAAAGTAATTATTTAGTTGTAGGTACGGCAAATACCAATCCAATTGCACTTTCTCAATATTATGACAATACACTTGGATTTAATAAAGAAACAGTTGCTACACGTATTAATATCCCAGATTCATTGCAAGCAGAAGTTATCAATTGGCAGCGTATATCGAGATCAAATGTTACTGAAGCGAAAGATAGTGCTTATAAAATTTTGAGTTTTGTTTATGATGATGGAACTTACATAAATTCAAATTATCCAATTAATAGTTTACGTGGTGTTACTTGTGTATTATACGATGCATTAAACAATGTATTGCAACAATTTCAAATCTATTTGAATATACCAATAGCAGGTTCATTAGTGCATTTTCCTATTGGATTAAAAAATTTTGTTGATGGCAGTTATATAGATCAAACTACCGCAAATGATACGGCATATTATACAGTATGTGGCATAGATATAAGCAATATAACTTGTACTGAAAAATACGGATTTTATGTAGATGAAGATTGCAAACATAATCCAGTTCACGTTTATTGGTTGAATCAAATGGGTGGATGGGATAGTTACTCATTTATCAAAAAAAATGAGCGTTCCATTGATGTAGAAAAGAAAAGATATAAGAGTTATTTAGGCAATTATAACACTGCTGATGTTAACACTCCTTTTGATACTAAAAATTATTCAAGGTCAATCAATGAGCGTGAGCCTATTGTAAAGACATTCATTAATTTGACAAGTGATTGGTTGACAGAGAGTGAATTTAAAGCAATGAAAGATTTGTTTTATTCGAAATCGGTGTGGATGGTTGATGATAATGTTGATGGTTACAACATATTACCAGTGGTTGTTGAAGATACTAATTACCTAATGAAGCGTGAACGCAATTCACGAAAGTACAATCAGACATTGCGCCTTCAATTGGCTAATGAATATGATACAATTAATCAATTACCTGCTGAATATCCAATACCCTCTCCAGCACCTTGTGAATATTATAATACATTTGTAAAATTTGGAGGTAGTAGCACATTAGTAGTAGGCGCAAATTATGGCAATGCTATGAATATTGAAGTCAACAATGCTACGATGGGCAGATATATTAGCGTGTCAGTTAGGGGTACTGGAGATATAACACCAATTCCAGGTCAAACGTACTACGTGAAAATTGATTACAATTTTAGTTGTCCTGCACCAATTTTAAGACAAGGCTACATCAATTTTGGTAATACAACAACTGGAGGAGGTACGCAAATAATGGTTGATTTTACAACTCCAGGAACGTCAATTATTCAAAATTTAGTTTGGGGTACTTATTCAACAACTTATAACTATATTTTCTTGAAAATGCCTGATTTTTATGGATCAGTTGCAGGTAATATTTATATAGAGATTGGTTTTGGTAATTGCCCATAATTATAAGAAATGGAAACAGCATTAATATTATACACGCAGGACAATCAGACGCCTGTATTGGTTGACCTTTATGAGAATGAAAACATTTCACTCAATTGGGCATTTAATAACATAACCGATTTAAAGCCAAGCGGTAATTATTCGCGTAGCTTTAGGATTCCATTTACTCCAACCAACGCATCTATTTTTGGATTTATTCAAGAGAATACTTTTCAATTTAGTGGCTTCAATCCAAAGCGAAAGATTAACGCATCCATCACAGTTGATACTATACCAATTATTGAGGGTTATGTACAATTTAAAGCGGCATACACAAGTAATGGTGAGGTGAGTGATTTGGATATTGTATTTTATGGAAATACGGTGGACTTTTTTAAGACCATTGGGGATGCTGATTTCAAAAACTACATTGCAACAGAACTGCAAACGGATTATCCAATAGAAATTACATTTAGCACAATTACTACTTTAGCTACTGATCCAAATGTAAATTTTGGTATTACTGATAGGGGTAACAATTG